GTCGAACGTATCTCCCCGATACGGACAAATTCGGACAAAAACGGACAAAAAGCACCGACTAAAATAAAAAAAGAGGTAGACTCACCTTTTTCCGCATTTGATTCGACGGGGGCTACGGCAAATGGCTAAGCGCAAGGGGTCCACAAAGCCACGCCTGCAGAACGCACCCCTAAAAGGACCAAGCCGCATTGACGAGGTTAAGAAATTCCTAGAAGGTCTTAAGGAAAACGGCGAACCTATGGCCCTACTGCCGTGGCAAGAGTACGTCCTAACCGACATGCTCAAAGTTGACAAAGACGGCATGTTTAAGCGAAAGTCGAACCTACTTTTAATTGCACGCCAGAACGGAAAGACTCACCTAGCTAGGGTCCGCATCCTGGCAGGCCTATTCGTCTTCGGTGAGCGCAATATCGTGGCCATGAGCTCTAATCGCAATATGGCACTTGACACCTTTAATAAGGTGGTCGATATAATCGAACAGAACAACGCGCTCATGGCGCAGGTGAAACAAATCCGCGTGGCTAACGGCCAGGAATCTATTGAGCTCCTAACAGGTGCCAAATACGAGATAGTCGCGGCGACTAGAGACGGCTCCCGTGGTAAGACCGCGGATTTGTTATTCATCGACGAATTACGCGAGGTATCCGAAGAAGCTTTTACAGCTGCTAAGCCAGTAACCCGCGCTCGTAGGAATTCGCAGGTCCTCATGACCTCAAATGCTGGCGATGCGTTCTCAAGCGTACTCAATACCATGAGACAGCGCGCCATCGACCATCCGCCGACAAGTCTTGGCTACTGGGAGTATTCGGCCGAAGAATTTGCCAAGATTCACGATAAGGACGCCTGGTATCAGGCCAACCCAGCTTTAGGCTACCTAATAGACGAAGACACGATAGCCGAAGCCATAGCCACGTCTACGGTCGAAGCCACGCGTACAGAGGTCTTATGCTCATGGGTTTCGGCGTTGAAATCACCGTGGCCGTACCACGCATTCGAAGATTTAACAGTCCAAGACCTTGTTATAGCTCCAGGACCTAAGACGATATTCGCTATGGATATATCCGTTAACAAGCGCAACGCTAGCCTAGTAGCTGGCCAGATACGTGACGACGGAAAGATAGCAGTAGGCGTTATAGCACAATTTGAAAGCCAAGTAGCCGTTGACGAGCTAAAGATGGCTGTAGAGGTCGCAGAATGGGCCAAGAAGTATCGCCCCGTAATGATTTGTTTCGATAAGTATTCGACTATGTCGGTAGCTGAGAGATTGAGCCAGTCGGGTTATCGAGTTCAAGATATGAGCGGCCAAGTATTTTACCAAGCGTGCGGGCAGCTATATGATTCTATCGTGAACGGGCGCATAGTTCACATCGGACAAAAGTCACTGGTGGACTCTATGAATAACTGCGCAGCTAAGGAAAACGACGCGGGCTGGCGAATCGTACGACGCAAGTCAGCGGGAGACGTATCAGCTGCTATCGGTTTAGCCATGGTGGTCCACCAGTTACTGAAGCCACAAAGTAAACCCGTAGTAATTGCAGTCTGATATGTTCTAAATGTCCGTTTTGTATGGTATCCTATCCTGAATGGGACTCTTTGACCGTTTCCGTCCGACAAAAATCGAAGCGCAGAACGCGCCGCAGATTATGTCGGAAAATTGGACTATCGCGCCGCTAGTAGTCGGCAACATTTCGCGCAGTGATGCTATGTCAGTACCAAGCGTTGCACGCGCAGCTTCACTCATAAAAGGAATTGTGGCAAGTACGCCACTAGAAGTTTATCGCGATTCTACTGGCGAAGAAATTGACAACGCACCAGCATGGGTTAAACAACCATCACCGTCGCAGCCACGTTCCGTTACGTTGGCATGGACTGTTGACAGTCTTATCTTCTACGGTCAGGCATTTTGGCAAGTAACGAGCATTAGCGAGCTCGACGGCCGACCACTCTCGTTCGAATGGGTACCCAATAGCCGCGTTACATTCAATACAGATTTGTATACCGAATTCGTTACTCAATATTATGTAAACGGTAACCCAGTACCTATGTCAGGACTTGGCTCACTCGTTACTTTCCAATCTCTAGGTGATGAAGGTGTTTTAGTTCGTGGAGCGCGTACTATACGCGCAGCTGTCGATTTAGAAAAAGCTACATCTATCGCGGTAGCCACACCAATGCCTACTGGTGTAATTAAAAACACAGGCGCAGATTTATCTGAAGCTGAAGCGTTAGGAATTCTTAACGCATTTGAAAAATCGCGTAAGAATCGCTCAACCGCTTACATGACTAGCACGCTTGATTATTCTGTAACTCAATTCTCACCGAAGGACATGACGTATACAGAAAGCGCGCAATTCATGGCGACACAAATCGCCAGAATGATGAACGTTCCTGCATGGTATTTGTCTGCCGAAATGAATAACAGCATGACTTATGCAAATGTTCTTGATGAACGTAAGCAATTTGTAGACCTTTCACTACGTCCATATTACGCAGCGATTGAAGACCGTTTATCACTTGATGACATTACGCCACGCGGAAATATTGTGCGTTTTGCTATTGACGATACATTCCTACGCAGTGATGCGATGGAAAGACTTAACGTACTTGAAAAAATGTTAACTCTTGGACTGATTTCCGTAGAGCAAGCTATGGAGATGGAAGACCTAACACCGAACGGAAATAACGTAAATGAAACTAACATTCTCTAGCGAGATTACGGCAGCGGACGAAGCGCGCCGTACTATCAGCGGAAAGATTGCGCCAGTAGGCGAAGTAGGTCACACATCCGCAGGTAAAGTAATTTTTGAGCGCGGGTCAATCCAGGTAGACGACCCGAAAAAAGTCTTGTTCTTAGAAGAACATAACGACAAAGTGAGATTAGGCCGCGCTCAATCTATTGAAGCATCTGAGGACGGATGGTACGGAATATTCAAGCTCAGTGCATCTAGTAAAGCGACAGACGCGCTTATCGAAGCAAGCGAAGGACTAAAAACAGGTATGTCGGTCGGAGTAGAAGTAATTGACTCACGTCCTGCTAATGGCGTTATCCACGTTCTAGCTGCCAAGCTAGTAGAAGTTTCTCTAGTCTCAAATCCCGCTTTTAAGTCGGCTGAGATTAAAGAGGTAGCTGCTTCCGAATCGGAAGAAGTTAAAGAAGAAAACCAACCAACAGAAAGCGAGGCTGTCGTGGAGAATACTCCAGACACCGTAGCCGTAGCACCTGAGGTCGAAACCCCTGCGGTAGAAGCCTCAGCTCCTAAGGTTACAGCTGCTACACCACGCGTGTATGCACAACCACGCATCGCTCCTATGACTGGCGCACAATATCTAGAAGCTAACATTAAGGCAGCTCTAGGTGATGACAACGCACGCCAGCTCGTACGCGCAGCCGATGACTCAACCAGCACTAACACAGGTCTGACACTTCCTCAGCACCTAAACACCTTCATCACAGACACCTTTACAGGTCGTCCAGCATTCGAAGCCGTTACCCGTAACGCTCTTATCGCTGAAGGCATGAGCTTCACCGTTCCACGTCTCTACACAAACGCTGGCACACCTAACGCAGCACCTACCGTTGCAGATACAAACGAAGGCGCAGCACCATCTGAAACAGGCATGACCTCAGCTTACGACACAGTCACTGTAGAGAAATTCTCAGGTCTAAACCGCGTAAGTTTTGAGCTCATCGACCGCAGTTCGCCGAGCTTTATGGAGCTTTTGATGGTCGAACTCCGCAAGGCATACGAGAAGGCAACAGATAACGCACTTATCGCAGCCTTCACTGCTAGCGGAACACAAGCTACTGGTGTAGCTGCAACCGCAGCTGGTCTACAAAGCTTCATTTCAACCGAAGCTGCAGCTGCATACAAGGGTACAGGCGGAGATTTCGCTAACAAGCTTGTAGCATCCACTGACCAGTGGGCATCTATCATGAGCTACGTAGACGGTTCACAGCGTCCACTTTACTCAGTAGCATCACCACAATTTAACGCAGCGGGACAAGCTGTACCGACATCCGTACGCGGAAACGTTCTTGGTACAGACCTCATCGTAGACCACAACATTTCTGTTTCTGGAATTGTTGATGAATCTGCATTCCTCGTTGCACCAGGTTCTGTATATTGCTGGGAATCCCCAACAACAAACCTACGCGTCAACGTTCTTACATCGGGTGAAATCGAAATCAACCTTTACGGTTACTTGGCAATTTACGTTGCTAAGAGCGGTAAGGGTGTTCGTCGTTTCAACCTCGCTTAGTAAGTAGTCGAGTTACCCCAGCGGTTCAGCCCTAGCCGCTGGGGCTAACATTAGAAAGGAAACCATGCCAGCCACATACGTCACCGAAGCGGAACTACGCGACGCGCTTGGTATTGGTAATTTATATTCTTCAGCATCCGTGGAAGATTGTTGCCAGGCCGCTGAGAACATTGTTAAAGCTAAACTAAATTTCAACCGTACGCCGATACTTGCACACAGTAACGAAGCCAGCACTGGCACTATTTACTTTCAATATCCGCACCCATTTTATGTCGGTCAGGTAATAAATATCGAAGGTGCGGGAGCTAAATTTAATGGTAACAAAACCATCACTGTATCTGGAGAATACTCAGTAACATTCGCTATTAGTGGTAACAATAACACTCCAGCACCACGCCATGACATCGTTCCGTACGGCTACGCATACGGTGATACATATACAGATTACGCATTACTTGATGAAGTACGCCAGGCTAGCTTGATGATAGCCGTAGACATCTGGGCAGCACGCCAGAGTTCTAACGCTGGTGGCATTTCTCCAGACTTTCAGCCTTCGCCCTATCGTATGGGTAATACCCTTATGGCCCGCGTTCGTGGGCTACTTGCGGACCACTTAGCTCCAGGCGGTCAGGTCGGGTAATGTCGGCAATCTCTACCCTTCGTGGAACAATCGCGGCTGCACTAAGTGACGATACGGCGTGGCAGGTGTTTTCCTTCCCACCTGCCACTCCTTTAGCTAATTCGATTATCGTCGAACCAGGCGACCCTTACATAGAGCCATCTAATGACCATTACAAGACTGTTAAGCCTAAGGTGAATTTCAAGCTTATTGTTCTTGCGCCTATGTTCGATAACCAAGGCAACCTTATTAATATTGAGAATTATTACCTAAACATTGTGAACAAGCTTGAAGCATCTAATATCGCTTATTCACTTGGAACTTTTACCGCGCCAGCTGTATTAAGTAATACTGCGGGGGAACTACTCTCAGGCGAGGTAACTATCAGCGTTCTATCAGATTGGAGCTAACATGGCTGAGGTAGACAAAGAACGCGAAGCTTTCCTTGCCAAAATCGGTCAAGTAAAGCCCGCTGAAAAGAAAGAAACAAAACAACCAAAGAAAGATGAGGAGTAATCATGGCGATTACGCTTAACAATAAAGTCGGACTAAAGATTGCTTCCGTAGATTTGTCCGACCATGTGACCTCTGTCACATTGAACCAAGCATTTGACGAGCTTGAGGTGACAGCTATGGGAGATTCTTCACATAAGTATGTGAAGGGACTCGAATCCGCAACTATCACCGTGTCATTCTTGAATGACCAGGCGGCTACCTCAGTGCTCGACACATTGTCAGATGCATACGGTACAACCGTAGCTTGGAAGTTAATCCAGGATAAGGCTACCGCTGTCTCAGCTACCAACAAGCTCTGGACTGGTGACCTCTTGGTAAACAACCTAACACCGATTAACGGCGCGACTGGCGACATGGCTACTATGGACATCACGTTTACAGTAAACTCTGTCGTAACAGTGGCCGATTCAGGTACCTGGTAAAAATTAGATAAGGGGCAATAATGGCTAGCTTGGTAATCACTAGGGCAGATGGCACACAGAGTACGCATCAGCTTACTCCCGCTATCGAATATGCTTTTGAACAACAATTTCGTAAAGGCTTTCACAAGGCTTTTAGGGAAGATGAGAAGCAAGAACATATTTACTGGCTAGCCTGGGAATGTTTACGACGCGCAGATGCTCCAGACGTTAAGCCGTTCGGCCTAGCGTTTCTTGAGACTCTGTCGGCCGTTGAGGTCGTGTCGGATAACTTCCCAAATGGCTAACGCGCGATTCCTTTACTTATAGAGTCGCTCAGCTGAGCATCTATACGGGAATCGCGCCTAGCGAGTTTATTAACATGGATAAGGATTTACTGAAAGCCTTTTACGAGGTTTTGAAAGAACAGGCGAGAGAGCGGGAAAATGCCAGTCGTGGTCGAAGGCGTACCAGAGCTTAAGAGAGCTCTCAAGAAGTTCGCGCCTGACCTTCGTAAACAGATGGACGATGAGATACGCGTAGCCCTGAAAGAAGTACGCGACGATGCTCGTAGCAAGATTCCAGGCACCGCGCCAGGCGGTTTATACAACTGGAACGACACTGGTAAAGACGTCAATAGCCGCACTTCCAAGACCAGAGGATTTCCACAATATAACGCGACCATGATTCGTCGCGGATTGACTTACAAAATGGGAGCGACTAAGCGCAATCGCCAAGGTTTCTCAGCTTTATATTCTTTATTTAATAATGACGCGGCAGGTAACATCGCCGAATGGGCAGGACGTGTTAACCCTAGAGGACGTCAACAAATGGGTAACCGTGGCTCGAAATCGACACAAGTTTACGGACGCTCCAATAACCCAGATGCAGGCGCACGATTTATCGGTGCGATGAACGGCATTGGACCGCTCAAGCAATACGACAAATTTAGCCGCGGTAAGGGTCGCATCCTTTATGCTGCGTATGCAGAAAATAGCGGTAAGGCTTTAGATGCGGTTATGAAAGCAATCGACAAGGCATCCAAGGCGTTTCGTGCTCGTACATCTATGAAAGAGGCCGCGTAATGGCTATTCGTATTGACATAGCGTCTGAATTTAAGGACAAAGGATTTAAGCAAGCCGACAAGGCCACTAACTCTTTACAGAGCAATCTAAAACAATTAGGTAAGACTTTAGTAGGCGTTTTATCCGTTCGTGAGATTTATCAGTTCGGCAAGGAATCCGTTAAGGCATTTGAAGAAGATGAGCGCGCAGCCACACGGTTGACACAGACTCTAGGTAATCTTGGTCTGGCATTCGAAGATTCACGCGTTAAAGCGTTTTTGTCTGACCTAGAATCCACTAGCGGCGTTCTCGATGATTCTTTACGTCCTGCGTTCGAATCGCTGTTGAGAACGACAGGTTCGGTTACTAAGGCTCAAGAACTTTTAGGTCTTTCGCTGGACGTCGCAGCGGGTTCTGTTTACGACGTTACAACCGTAGCAGCTGACCTCAGTAAAGCCTATGTAGGTAACACTCGAAGCCTTGCTAAATACAATACAGGTCTGTCGAGAGCAGAATTACAGACTGCCGCTTTCGCAGACGTTCAAGCACTACTTACTAAACAATTCGCAGGACAGAACGCCGCTTACCTAGACACATACAGCGGTAAGGTCGCTATTCTAAATGTGGCGTATGCCAACATGCAGGAAACAATCGGTAAAGGTTTAGTAGACGCGTTCCAAATTCTTTCAGGTGATTCTGGTATTAGCGGCGGCACAAAGGCTATGGATGGTTTTGCCGATAGCGTGGCAGACACTACGCGCGGCATCGCTAACCTCATTGCGGCATTCACTGACCTTAGAAATTACGGCACCACCGTATTTGAGTTTTTCAAGAACGTCGACCCGTTCGCGCCGTGGTCTGCTATCACCCAGATGGGTAAAGTAAAACCTGCGCCATTCAAGACACCGATGAGCATTTCAGGCTCAACAGATGCACAAGTAAAGATAGACCGCGCTCGTGCTAAAGCCGAAGCCGATGCTGCTAAGCGTGCTAAAGAGTTATTAGCATTGACAAAGAAGCAAGTGAAAAGCCAAGAAGCCCTGAATAAGAAGAAGAAGGAAGAAGGCATACTGGGCGAAATTGCCAAGCGTTTTGATTTAGAGCGCGTTCAAATCGCCGCAGCTCTAGGCGGTCAGGTAAACGAAGTAGAACGCCTACGTCTAGAACTTATGCAGGCTTTACTCGATGAAGACGTAAAACGTGCCATTATTCTCGAAGGACAACTAATTAAGGCCGAATCGGCTGCTAAAGAATTGGCATTATTGTTAGACAGTCTAGACGAAATGGTGGGCGACCCGTTCGCCGATTGGCCTGGAACAATAAAGAAAATCGAAGGTCTACTAAAAGAACTTAATATAAAAATACCTATTGAGACTTTGTTCGCTGAAAAGGGTCTAAAACTAGACCAAGAAAAAATGACTGTTACAAAGTTAGAACGCATGGACGTAGACGCTAATAATGTTTACATAAATGGTAATGTTATGGGGGGTAGCGTCGTTAGTAATAATTCGATTCTTGACGACGAAACCGCCAAATTATATCGTGAAGGTAATCCCATTATCGTTCCTGCCGTTGAAGCACATGCTGATGCTTTAGCACTATTAGCAGAATCAGAAGCAGCTTTGGCGGCATTATTGGCTGAAGCGGCTGCCAGAGAAGCTGATGCCATGGCAACGAATCAAGCCCTTAAAGGCTTATTCGCACAATTAGGTCTAGATGCAGAAGGAAATCCAATAGCGGGTAACACAACCGTCAACGTTACCGTTGAAGGTTCTGTAATTAGTGAAGGCGATTTAGTCGAAATGATTACCGACGATATTTACCGAATCCAAAAAACAGGTAAACGAATCACACTTAGTTCATTGAGTATCTAATGGCAGCACCTTCCATTAAAGTTTTTGTCGATTTCGACAGCGATACCGCATTCGAAACCGACCCGCTCATTCTAGGCAGTGCTACGGAAGGCATATTAGGCACTAATCGTCTGGGTTCTGGAACGTTGCCCATAGAAATAACCGACTTGGTAACTCGTGTTTCCATTCGTCGTGGCCGTAATCGTATTACCTCAAAGTTCGAATTTGGCAGTGCCAACGTTATTCTGTACGACCAAAACGGCGACTGGAACCCTATGAACACTGCGGGCGCCTACTACCCTAATTTGGTACCGCTGCGCCAAATAATCATTTATGCGACATACCTGGGCGTCGATTATTACCTATTTTCGGGATATATCACAGATTACGATACTGGCTTTAGGCAAGGTAACGAAGACCTCAGCACCGTCACGCTTAAATGCGTAGACGCGTTCAAGTTATTAGCAGGTTCGGCTGTAACGACTGTTTCAGGTGCACCAGCTGGACAGCTTTCAGGTGCCCGTGTTAATGCCGTTCTGGACGCGATAGATTGGCCTATAAGCCTACGAAACATAGACACTGGTCAAAGTACTTTACAAGCCGACCCAGGCACGTCTAGAAGCGCCCTGGACGCTTTACAGACCATTGAGGATAGCGAGTTCGGCGGTATATTCGTAGACGGAGAATCACGCATAAATTTCGTGGACCGTGACTCTCTGATTAGCCGACCAGCCACCAGCCTATACACCTTCAGCGATACAGGCTCAGACATTAGCTATACGAACGCAGTCGTGGCTTTTGATGATACTAACCTCATTAACGACGTGACCGTAACACGTTCGGGCGGTACAGCACAGAATGTCTATGACCAGCCATCTATAGACAAATACTTTTTACATTCAGGCATCCGTGACGGTATTCTGGTACAGACAGACGCCGAAGCATTAAATCAGGCTCAAGGCATCCTGGCAACCCGCAAGGACCCAGAGATACGAATAGACAGCATCCAGCTCAATCTATACGACGATACAAACCCTAATAAGCCTTTAGCTGGTGTAGACATTGACTTACTCGATGGTATAACCGTCACGAAGACCATGCCAGGAATTACCAGCGTTACTCAGCCCAGCCTGGTGAACGCAATTCATCACGACATTACTAAATCCAGCTGGAACACAACTCTATTCACATCCGAACCCTTGCTAGCTGGCTTCGTGTTAAATAGCACACTAAGCGGTATACTAGGGGAGGACGTCCTAAGTTACTAAGGAGCAATAATGGCAGGTGCAGGATATAAGCTGTTTAACACGGGTGACGTGCTAACGGCAGCTCAGGTTAATACTTATTTACAAGAGCAAGTAGTTATGGTCTTCGCTGATGCGACTGCCCGCACTGCCGCATTATCGGGCGTCATATCTGAGGGAATGGTTACTTATCTAAAGGATACTAACTCGACTGAAGTTTATGATGGGGCCGCATGGGTGGCTATTGGTTCATCTGGCGATATTACAGGCGTTACTGCAGGGACAGGTATAAGCGGCGGTGGTACATCTGGAACGGTTACTATCACTAATTCTATGGCAACTGCCATTGACGCTAAAGGTGATTTAGTAGTAGGAACTGGCGCGGATACCTTCAGCCGTTTAGCAGTAGGAACCAACAACCAAGTTTTAATAGCTGATAGTTCCACGGCAACAGGTCTCAAATGGGGAGCGTCGTCAGGTAGCGGATGGACATTGTTATCAACCACTAATCTTGTAGGCACGACGAACGCGACGATTAGCAGTATTTCAGGCGGTTACAAAAGCCTGCGCGCAAGAATCTATGGAGTTTATGATTCTTCCGATGCTTACCAATTTCAGATTCAAATAAATGGCGATACTGCTAACAGCTATCGCTTAACTTATATTCTGACAGCATCCGCAACGGTTACAAATCAAGCCGCACAAGCCACTTGGGATTTAGGACAGATTCCAGCTGGTGCTGGTCAGAACTTTTGGGCTGATATTACGTTCCCTTTTTACACAAGAACGGACGTTCAGAAAAGTTTTATAGGAATGTCAGGCGTTAGTGGCGGAAACGTGCGCCATATCTGGGGCTCAAATACATCTTCAACAGTACGCGCCGCTGCAATTACCAGTCTTAAAGTTATTAACTCAGGCGGCGGAACATTTCAATCAGGTAGCACAGTCGAACTATACGGAGAGAACTAATATGCATCGTTTTGTAAATTGTGAGACTGGCGAAGTTATTGACAAGCCGTTAACAAAAGAAGAAGAACAACAACATGCGCGTAACCGCGAAGCTATAGCAGAAGCAGCTAAAGCAGCCCAGGAAAAAGAAGCCGCTCGTGCTCAAATTCTGACAAAATTGGGAATCACTGAGGATGAGGCAAAGGTGCTACTTGGCTAAACTGTGTAAAGCTGGGCAACAGTTAAGAGAGCAGATAGACGATGCGTTCCCCAGTCGAGATAGAAATTCGGATGGATGGAAAGCGTCCGCAGGACATAAGGCGCATAGTCCTAAATCTGACCATAATCCTATGGGCCCAGAACAGATTGTTCGTGCCATCGACATTGATGCTGACCTTAAATCAGACAAATCCGCGGCATTCGACCTTGCTAATCAGTTACGACTACTTGCCAGAAATGATAAGCGAATTTCTTACATCATTTTTAATGGACGCATCGCTTCATGGATTGCCAATTACAAATGGAGAAAGTACCGCGGAATAAACCCGCATAAGACTCACATCCACATTAGTTTTACAAAATTGGGCGATAACGACGGCAGCATGTTTTACCTGCCCATACTGACTGGAGACGAAGATGGAAGAACTAAAAGCGATAGCAGCAAGCTGGGCACGAAGCTTCCTAGCAGCGGGAATAGCGACATACCTAGCAGTGGGCTGGGATGCAAATGCGATTGTGAATGCCGCTCTGGCCGCGAGTCTGCCCGTTATCCTTCGTTATCTTAACCCTAACGATTCGGCATTCGGTCGGCGATGACACCCGCAGAATGGGCAGCGTTCGTAGCTGCCATCCTTTCTTGTTGCGCTCTTATTGTCGGCGGCCTTCGTTACATTATTCGCCATGAGGTACCGTCCATTATTGACGCGTCGCATATCGTGTCGCGCATCGAAAAGCTTGAGAACATGGTATTAGAATTACTTACTAATGAACGCAAAAAAACCCACAAAAAGAGAACTAGCCGCTAAGCGTAAGCGGAAAGAAGCCGCTGCGCGTCGCACTGGTGAGCCATTAAAGCCTATAGATATCTGGGCTGCTCAAATTGTCGAATGCTATGAAGCTCTTGTTCGTGCTGGGTATGGCGAAGACAAGGCTCGCTGGTACGTTGAAGAACAAATGAGATTACCAGAATGGATAATCCCTAATCCCGACCACCAGTACGAGGATGAGGAAGACGAAGATTAAGCGAATCGTAGTTATTAGCGATTTACAAGTCCCATTCCATGACACAAAAGCCACTAGAAACCTCGCAAAATTCATACAACGTTACAAGCCTGACGACGTTCTATGCGTGGGTGATGAGCTCGATTTCCAGACCATCTCACGTTGGTCTAGTGGGCGGGACGAGTGGTCAGGGACTATTGGACGTGATAGAAATACTTGCCAAGAGGTCTTATATGACCTACGAGTTACCCACATCGTCCGAAGCAATCACACCGACAGACTCTATAAATCCCTAGCTTCTAGGCTTCCAGGCCTTATTGGCCTCCCAGAGCTTGAATATCCTAACTTCATGGGTTTCAAAGAATTAGGCATTAAGTTTCATACCAAGCCGTATCAGATTACCCATGACTGGATTATGGTCCATGGGGACGAACAGAGCACTAAACCACATGGCGGTTTAACGGCCTTAGAAGCCGCCAAGAGACACGGAAAGAGCGTGGTGTGTGGTCATACCCATAGGCAGGGGATTTCGTCCTTCTCAACGGCCTCTGGAGGCGTTTTAACGGGTGTTCTGACTGGGTTCGAGGTCGGACACTTAATGGACGTAAGCAAGGCGCACTACACGCGTGGGACATTTAATTGGCAGGCAGGATTCGGCCTACTCTATGTCGACCGTAAAGGTGTGACGCCCGTCACAGTGCCCATAGATAAGTCAGGCTCGTTTGTCGTTGAAGGTAAGCGTTACGGTTAAGCGTTACCAAAACGTTATACGACACGCCGACACACAGGCTGTGTAAGTCAGCTGAAAAGCGTACATTCGCCCTAACGAAAGGGGCGTCATGAAATCCATGATTCAATTACAGACCTTCAGCTGCGAGGATTGCCAGGAACAATACCAAGGCATTCACCCATATACATATGAGGGAAAAATCGTTTGTATGTTCTGTCAGGCAGAAAATTATGAAGCATAATTTAACGCCAGAACAAATCGTAATAATCTGTCTTGGTTTATTTATAGGTGGATTATGGCTTTATAGCATTGTTGAATCATTGAAGGAAAAACACTATACGAAAGGCTACAAGCATGGGTACAACAGGGCGAAATGGATTTACAGCGAAAGAAATAATGGCGGAAGCGGCAGATACGTTAGATGAACGCGGTCTTGAATACGGGCACCCAGCCATTAACATTAGAAGAATTGCGAACCTCTGGGCTACTTACTTCGGTCGGGAAATCGACCCACTGGACGTCTGTATCTGTATGGCTCTGGTCAAAGTCTCCCGAATCGTGGAAACTCCTAACCGTGACTCATTCATTGACCTGGTGTCATACGCGGCACTCGCAGGGGAAAGTGTTATCGGAGACTGGGACAATATCGGTAATGATTATTAGAACACCTAGGGGCGTCTGGTGTGATTACTGTCGCATGAGATGGGGCGTAGGCGACCCACGAGGACAAGAACAGGCCGTCTGGTCGATTAGGTCAGTACGCCACGGTAAGGTCATTAACAGACATTACTGTTTTGGATGCGCTAAAGAAGCGCAGACGTGGCACGACGGCACATTGTGGACGTTTGCCGAACAGCTTGAATATGCGAAAGGAATACAAAGACTAGATGTTTAATCTAAATGATTACGAAGACGTGGATTCACGAATTCACAAATTCTACGAAACATACCCAGATGGAGCGATTTTAACGGAGCAGGTATTACATGACGAGGAAAAAGGTATTGTGTTATTTAAGGCTATCGCTTATCGAACTCATGTCGATTCTCAGCCTTCCGCTATTGGTTATGCGCGTGGTTCTCGCAAGGACCGCGGCGTGGACCGCGATTTCTGGTATGAGAATTGCGAGACTTCATCCATCGGGAGATGTCTCGCTAACCTGGGACTGTCTGCTAGAGGAAAGCGAGCTTCATCTTTGGAAATGGCTAAGGTTAACGACGCTCAGTCGGGTCCTGCGCCAATACGCGTACGAACAGAAGAACATAAAGAATTTATACAGACAACAAATCCTGGAGCTGAAATAGTTTGGGATACCACTATAGAGCCACCAGCTGACGTTGTAGCCACATTTGACGATGCAGTGGACCTAGTTATTAAAGAGCTAAAGGCTGAGCCAATTCCGTCGTGTAAGCATGGACAAATGAAGCTTAAAGAAGGTAAAGGACCTAAAGGACCATACAGAGGTTATACATGCCCGCTACCTATGAGCCGTAAAGCTGAGCAGTGCAAGGCTTTTTGGCAGATTGTGGACCCTAGCGGTAAATGGTCATTCAGGCCAGAGGATGAAGAACGTCTATGACCAGCCAGAGCAGGAAGCATCGAGGGTACGCTTCTCAACGCATCGTGGCTGACTACCTACGCGCTCACGGTTGGGACAATGCGTTACCCGTGGGCGCAGGTAGGGACGGCAGCGATATAACAGGCGTGCCAGGCTTAGACATTGAGATAAAGGCACGCACTAAGCTAGACTTAGCTGGTCTTATGAGACAACTCAAGGACCGAAAACTAAATACTGGCATGGGCGTGGGCATATTGCGTCTAAATGGCCAGGGCGAAGCGGCTATCCAAGACTGGGTGGCCGTTCTGCGTTTAGAGGACTTAGTTTACCTATTACAGGCATCTGGGTATGGAAACACTGATACATAGGTGCGTAGGCTGTGGCTTATGGATATACGGTAAACGGGAAAGGTGCGAAGAATGCCAAAATTCGATTACGAATGCCGAAAATGTGAAACGGTAGCCGAATTCACGATACCGCTTGAGAAGGTAGACGATTACGCGCTTATCTGTGGCGTATGTAAAGAAGAAATGTTCAAAGTATATGTAGCTACACCAGCTCATTTCAAAGGTACTGGATGGGGTAAAGACTAATTGTGACTCAGGTCACATTAGCCACGACACGCCGAAAGGTTACGCTCAAATGACGAATAAACTTGACAAGCATGTTATGCTCAGACCGCTTGCGCGCCTGAGAGGCAGCGCACTTCGCGGACGAGCATTAGGCCGAACTATTGTCATTTTAGCGGTGCTAATGACATATAGCTTCGCTGCTCCTCAAAAGATTGATTCTGCTAACGCAGATATTGAACAGCCATTTCACATTGATAATGTAAAGCTATATTTGTATAACAAGCTCACATGGGATGAGTTTCAGTGTGCTAACCAGTTAGCGATTAGGGAAAGTAACTGGAGAGTAAAGGCAATAAACAAAGAGTCTGGTGCTTATGGCATCTTTCAGCATATGAGTAAGTACGCACCCACTTGGGATGCGTATGAGCAGATAGACAAACACATCGAATATGTAGACGCAAGGTACGATGGCTCATGGTGTAAAGCCTTGTCTCATTCATTGAGGTATTCATGGCATTAAAGCCATATAGAGCTACAGCACACTGGAAAAAGATTAGGTTACAGGTGCTGAATAGGGATGCGTGGACGTGTACTTATTGTGGTGACCAAGCGACACAGGTAGACCACATTTGGCCAAAAAGTCGCGGTGGTGAGGACACATTAGATAATCTCACAAGCGCATGTGCTAAATGCAACATGTTAAAGCGTGACCGTACAGATGCGGTTTTTTTAGGCACAACGTCTAC